CCCCTCATTTCTATTTTATCTTGTTTGTACCCCTTGTACACCGATGTTTACTTTTTACCAGCAACATCAGCAACAAAAGAAAAAATAGAGAAGATAGACACCTGAAAAACATTGAAACATCAATACTTTTTTGAAATTTGCGCCCTCATTTTGTGAGAGACGAACCAGCAACAAACCAGCAACAAGAAAACTTGACCCCTGACACCAATCCAAAGTTGGAACATTAACTTGAAACACGGCAGGCAGTTTTTGTGGGAGCCCTGATTTGTGGGCAACGGCAAAGGCGGCCTGCTTTGTGATACATGAAAGCGAGGAACAGCTATGAGCAAGATTATCACCTGTGAGCAGGTCAGCAATGGTCATCCGGACAAAATCTGTGACCAGATCGCAGACGCCATTGTGACCGACATCCTCCAGCACGACAAGAACGCCCGTGTAGCGATCGAGTGCCTGCTGAAACGCAGCCAGCTCTTTATCGCCGGCGAGGTCACCACCGATTACCAGCCCAACTACCAGCAGATCGTCCATGAGGTCATCACCCGCATCGGTGCAGACAAGATGGGCTTTGATTTCCGGGAGTTGCTCCGCATCGGCATCCTGGTCGATAAGCAGTCGCCGGATATTGCACTGGGCGTGGATAAGGGCGGTGCCGGTGATCAGGGCATCATGTACGGTTATGCCACCAACGAGACCGCCGAACAGATGCCGATCCCCTACATGGTCGCCACCAAGTTCCTGCAACTGCTGAAGAACCATCCGTCCAAGATGTTCCGGGCGGATGCTAAGGCACAGGTCAGCTACGACTACGACACCGGCCGGATCACTACCTTCCTCTGTTCCGTGCAGCATAGCCCGGACGTGGAGGTCAGCGACTTCCGCCACATCATCGAATCCATGATGGTGTTGGCTGCCTGTGAATACGGGCTGGACGGGAACTTCCAGAAACTGGTGAATCCCACCGGTCGGTTCGTGCTGGGCGGCAGCTACGCCGACTGTGGTGTCACCGGCCGTAAGCTGGCGTGCGATACCTACGGCGGCATCGGTCGAATGGGCGGCGGTGCCCTCAGCGGCAAAGACCCCACCAAGGTGGACAGGTCCGCAGCATATATGGCACGGAAGATTGCCAAGGACATCGTGCAGGCAGGTTACGCTGACAAGTGCGAAGTCCAGCTGGCGTATGCCATCGGTGTGGTACAGCCGGTGGGCGTGGCGGTGGAGTGCTTCGGCACGGAGCACCAGCCGCTGGACTTCATCCAGGCTTACGTCAAGGACAGCTACGACCTGACCCCGCAGGGTATCATCCAGCGTCTGGGTCTGCTGGACGTAGACTACAACAAGGTCAGTGTCTACGGTCACTTCGGCAAGCCCGGTCTGCCGTGGGAGGAATGACCCGTGCCCCGCAGACCCAAGGTGCCATGCCGACACCCCGGTTGCCCGGAGCTGGTTGAGCCAGGCAGCCTCTACTGTGCAAAGCACCTGCCGCTGCACCCCGAAGTCACACGCCCAGCGGGTAAGCGTGGCTATACAAGACAGTGGCAAAAAATAAGCAGGCAGTACCTCCAAGCCCATCCGCTCTGCGCCGAGTGCATGAGGCAGGGGAGATACACGAAAGCCACCGTGGTAGACCATATCACACCGCACCGTGGTGATCCCAGACTTTTCTGGGACGAAGCCAACTGGCAGCCGATGTGTAAGCAATGTCATGATCGCAAGACTCTGACCAAAGACATCCACCCGGTGTACCGCTACTGACCCCCACCGGGGGCCGGGGTCACTTCTCTGTGGTGAAGTCAACAGAAGACCGGTGGCCCCTTTCGTGTGAAAAAACGCAAAATTCATAGGCCGGGGGTCCCGGCAATATCGGCGCAAAATGAACAAGGTGAAGATGAGGGCATCGGGGTGAACGCTCCGGTGCCTTTTGTTTTCCCCCGAAACAAACCAAAGCGTGTGAAAACCCTTGCAACATGGGACTTTTCGAACGTTTTAGCTTGTTCCGGGACAAGGAGAAGCAAGCAGCAGCCGGACACCGCAAAAACAAACTAACCCGGCGGGGCAGGGCCGGCTGCCGCTTCGCTTCTTTTCGTATGCTTTTTGAGATTTTCCACTGGAACTGACATAGAAACGGCGAAAAATGAGGACGGGGTGAGGATGGATGGAAGATTGCACAGCCGAGATGATCAAGGACATGGCATTTTCTTTCTGTCCGCAGTGTGGTGTAGCCATCGTTCCGAATCATCGGGGACGACCGAGAAAATTTTGTTCCCCGGAATGCCGATCCAAGTGGAACAACACCCACCCAAGACCGCAGAACTGGAAGACCGTGCGGTCAAAGGTCTGCCCGATGTGCGGCAGAGAGTTTTCCTACCGCCACCAGTATGGACTTCCAAGAAAATATTGCAGTCGAGCCTGTGCCAATAAGGGCAGGGCGAAGGGAGAGAGCAGCATTGGAAAATAAAGTGATCGGCGTATTTGCAGTCTGCAACACCGCAGGCATCTGTGTACATGAGATTGACCATGCAGAGGACAGAGTCCTTGCTTCCATGAACGGGATAGACCTGGAATGGTATCCGATTACGGAAAAACCGCAGTCGGAGATGGGCGGGGACAGCGATGAACTGGAGTCGGGCTTTGAGTTCGGCTCCTTTTTTGTACCGTTCTCTGAGGTCATGCGAGTGTGAATTTGAACTGGGAGGAGCTACATGAAAGCAACTGCTGAACTGAAAATGCTGCCGGTGTCCGTACTCAAGCCGGCTGCATACAATCCCCGGAAGAAGCTGAAGCCGGGGGACAAGGAGTACGAGAAGATCAAGAACTCCATTGAGGAGTTCGGTTTTGCCGATCCGCTGGTGGTCAATGCCGATATGACGATCATCGGCGGCCATCAACGCCTGACCGTTGCGATGGCACTGGGCTATACCGAAGTGCCTTGTGCGGTGGTGGACATCGACAAGACCCGAGAGAAAGCCCTGAACATCGCACTCAACAAGATCACCGGTGCGTGGGATGATTCCCTGCTGGCTGACCTGTTGAAGGATATCGAGAACTCCAACTTCGACCTGGGCAAGACAGGCTTTGAGCCGCCTGAGATCGAGACGCTGTTCAACAAAGTCCACGACAAGGACATCAAGGAAGATGACTTCGATGTGGAATCTGAGCTGAAACAGCCGACATTCTCGCAGGCAGGTGACCTCTGGATACTGGGTCGGCACCGTGTTCTGTGCGGTGATTCCACGAAGGCTGAGTGCTACGATACATTGATGGATGGCGTGAAGGCCAACCTTGTGCTTTCCGATCCCCCGTACAATGTAGATGTGGAAGAAACGGCCGGCAAGATCATGAACGACAACATGGGCGACTCGGAATTCTACGAGTTCCTGCTGGCAGCGTTCAAGCAGATGCACGGTCATCTGGCGGATGACGGTTCCATCTATATCTTCCACGCCGATACGGAAGGTCTGAATTTCCGAAAGGCGTTCAAGGATGCGGGATTCTATCTGTCCGGGTGCTGTATCTGGAAAAAGAATGCTCTGGTGCTGGGTCGCAGTCCCTACCAGTGGCAGCATGAACCTTGCCTCTATGGGTGGAAGCTGAAGGGTAAGCACCAGTGGTACTCCGACCGTAAGCAGACCACCATCTGGGAGTACGACCGTCCCAAAGCCAACAAGGACCACCCGACCATGAAGCCCATTGGCCTGATGAGCTATCCCATCCGCAACTCCACCATGACCAACGGCATCGTCCTGGACCCCTTCCTCGGCAGCGGCTCGACCTTGATCGCCTGTGAGGAAACTGACCGGGTGTGCCGGGGTATTGAGCTTGACCCCAAATTCGTGGATGTTATCGTCAAGCGCTATATCGAGCACAGCGAAGGCCGCTACGAGGATGTGTATGTCCTCCGTAACGGTCAAAAGCTGAAGTTCGATGAAGTGGCATCCTTCCAGCCGGAACAGGAGGTCGCAGATGACTGAACCCAGATGTGTCCTGTTCCATGACAACTTCCAAAACTTCAAGTCCTACAACATTCCCAAGGCACAGCTGGTGATCGCCGACATCCCGTATAACATCGGGTCGGACTTCTACGCCAGTCGGCCGGATTGGTATGTGGACGGAGATAACCGGAACGGAGAGAGCGATAAGGCCCGGAAAGCGGCATTCAACACCGACTTTACTTTCAATATCGCAGAATACTTCCATTTCTGTAACCGGCTGCTGAAGAAAGAACCCATGAAAGGGGAAAAGGGCGCACCGTGCATGATCGTGTTCTGTGCGTTCCAGCAGATCCCCAAGGTCATCACGGAAGCTGAGAAGTACGGGTTCAAAAATTATATCCCGCTGACCTTCTGTAAGAACTACAGCCCGCAGGTCTTGAAAGCCAACATGAAGATCGTGGGTGCAACGGAGTATGCGCTGGTCCTCTACCGGGGCAAGCTCCCGAAGTTCAACAACGTCGGTAAGGACGGCAAGTCCCACATGATCTTCAATTGGTTTGACTGGAAACGAGATGGCAAGGACTATCCAAAGATCCATCCGTCCCAGAAACCGGTGTCCGTGCTGAAACGCCTGATCAAGATCTTTACCGATCCCGGAGATGTGGTCATCGACCCTTGCGCCGGCAGCGGTGCAACGCTCCGGGCTGCCAGAGAACTGGGACGTGACAGCTACGGATTTGAAGTGTCAAGGGATTTCTACCTGAAAGCCAAAGAGCAGATGCTCGGAGAGGAGGCTGTATGAGCACCGAATCGAATATCCAACTGACCCTCGGCAGCCTCTTTGATGGCTCCGGGGGTTTTCCTTTGGGCGGTTTACTGACAGGCTGTATCACGCCGCTGTGGAGCAGCGAAGTGGAGCCCTTCGCCATCCGGGTCACGACCAAGCGTCTGCCGGAGGTGAAGCACTACGGAGATGTGTCCGCCATCAACGGCGCAGACTTGCCGCCGGTGGATATCATCACCTTTGGCAGTCCTTGTCAGGATATGTCCATTGCCGGTAAAAGAGACGGTCTGGATGGTTCACGGTCCAGCCTGTTCTATGAAGCGATTCGAATCGTGAAGGAAATGAGGTGTAAGACCAATGGAACAAAACCAAGATTTATCGTGTGGGAGAATGTGCCGGGGGCCTTCTCCTCAAACAAAGGACAGGACTTCAAGGCAGTCCTCGAAGCCGTCATCAGTGTTAAGGAATCGTCCGCCGAGGTGCCTGCGCCTGACAAAAAAGGCTGGCCCGATGCAGATTACTATCTGGGAAACGGATGGAGCGTCGCGTATCGAGTTCTTGACGCTCAATGGTGGGGCGTACCCCAAAGACGAAAACGCATCTACCTTGTCGCAGATTTTGCAGACCACCGTGCCCCAGAAATATTATTTAACTCCGAAGGCGTGTCTGGGTATTCTGCGGAGAGCTTCCGTGCGTGGCAAAGAGCTGCCTCCGGTGCTGAAGGCGGCACTGGAACGGCAGGCTGCTGCGGAAGAATCTGCCTGAACGATCAGGGCAGGGAGAGGATGGATGTGACCGAGGAGGTGACCTCCACTCTCCGTGCAGAGGCACATCACCCGCCTTGCGTTTTGGAATCCGCAGGTTTTTGCACCGAACACTCCGCCAATGCGAGGAGCATCGGGTATGAGGAAGAACGTTCTCCCACCCTCCGGGCAGGAGTCGTGCCTGCCGCCATCGCTCTGGAAAATCATCCGACCGATAGCCGGGTAAAGATCGCAAAGGATGGCAAGATACAGACGCTGACCAGCAGATGCGGTACGGGTGGCGGCAATGTCCCGCTGGTCATGGATAGCCCGGAGAATCCCCCGGCGGTCACATTGAAGATCCGTTCCGGCTGTGAAGGCGGCGGTAAGGGAGCTATCTGGCAGGAAGATAAGTCCGCCACCCTTGGCTGCAATAACGACCAGACAGTTTTCGTGCCGAAGTGCTACGGTGTCTGCTCCAAGGCCAGCCATTCCATGATGTCAGATAACCCCCACAGTGGATTCTATGAAGCGGAAACTTCCCGGACGCTGGATCGCAGCGGCGGTGACCCGACCTGTAACCAGGGTGGGCTGTGTATCTGTGAACCTGTTGTCTGCGTGGATCAGAGCGGCGGCAAGTCGAACTGCACGGTAGACGAACAGGTGGCACCGCCTCTGGCCTGCACCCATGGTGGGGCTCCGGCGGTAGCCTTTACCCAGAACCAGCGGGATGAAGTCCGGGATCTGGGCGAGACGGCGGGTTCGCTGTCTGCACAGCCGGGGATGAAACAGCAGACCTTTGTGGCGCAGCCGGATGACGTGACGGCATTCCATGTGAATCAGCGCAATGAGCTGATCGACCTGCATGGAAAGTCCGGTGCGCTCATGGCGACCCGAAGCGACCAGATGCAGACCTTTGTGCTGCAGGGCAATATGATCGGCCGCAAAGACGAGAATGGTCCGCAAGGCGACGGCATTAACGAAGATGTCTGCTTTACGCTGGATGCCACTGACCGTCACGCAGTCTGCGCACCGGAAGATGTCTACGCCATGACCACCGGCTCCTTCATGAGGGTCGAGGAGAATGTGTCTCCCACCCTTATGGCCCGGGACTTTAAAGACCCCACCACCATAGCACCGGTGCCGCACCTGAACGATGGCGTGTCGGGAACGGTGGCGACCGGGGCACATCCCAGCGGCTTCAACGGGCAGGACGCTTTCAATGACCGGCTGGTCATCGATAACCCGGACGCACAGCCGGTTCCAGTGTCCTATACGGTTCGTCGTCTGACCCCGACCGAGTGCGCTCGGCTGCAGGGGTTCCCGGACTGGTGGTGCCGTGACCTCGAAACTGAGAATCCCACGGAAGAAGAAATCTCTTTCTGGCGGGATGTGTTTGAAACGCACCGCAGACTTGTGACTCAGGCCAAGAAGCCGAAGACGGAAAAGCAGATCCGAAAATGGCTGGCTGATCCGTATTCGGATGCCGCAGAGTATAAGCTCTGGGGCAATGGTGTCGCACTGCCGTGTGTCTTTTTTGTACTGTCCGGCATCGTCTGGGTGGCCGGATCGCCTGAGAATGGGAGTGAATCGGAGTGAGCATCACCCTGACTGCTTTTCTTGAGCAGCTTGAAGCCATCTGCGCCACAAAACCGGATTATCGCATCGGCGGCAGCGGCACGGATGGCACCTGTGACTGTATCGGTCTTATCATCGGTGCGGTCCGCAGGGTTGGTGGGAGCTGGACAGGCATCCACGGCAGCAACTATGCAGCCCGGAAACAAATGGCGGACTTGGGAGAAATCAAAGCCGCAGATTTGTTTGTTGGCGAAGTTATCTATAAAGCCCGAAAGCCGGGAGACAGCAGCTATAGTTTGCCGGACCGGTACAAGTCGGGAGGTGCAAACTGTACCGGAGACCTGCGGGACTACTACCATGTGGGCGTGATCACAAGAGTGCATCCGCTAGAGATCACCCATTGCTCCACCAGCGTGGAAGGGAATAGCATCCACCGTGACTCAGTTCTGGGCAGGTGGAAGTTCGGCGGCCGGCTGAAAGGCATCAACTATAAAAGTGATCGAGAGGAGAAGGTAGAGATGGAAAAGGTCAATATGCTGGCAGTTCATTGCAAGGCAACCGTTACGGGCGGAAGATTGAGTCTGCGGCAGGCTCCCGAAAGAACCGCTGACCGTCTTGCCTGGATTCCCAACGGTGCCCGGCTGGACGTGATCGGGCAGGAAGATGGCTGGTGCGCTGTAACCTATGACACCATTCCCGGATATGTCATGGAACGCTACCTGATCCTTGACGGAGAAACCGAGGAAAAGCCCAAGACGGATGCCGAGAGACTCGAAGCACTGGAAAACCAGGCGGCAGAGTTTGAGCGTCGCATCGCTGCGCTGGAGGGCGGAGCTGGCTGAATCCTATAAAACAGCCCACCGTATTGCGAGGTTAGAATGACCCCGTGATACAGTGGGCGTACATATTGGATGATCTTGCACAGTCGTGTTTTGCACGGATCGTGTAAAAGGTCGAATATGAAGAATGTCGAGAAATGGCCTTGCTATTTCATCGATTCAGAGCGATATATGTGCTACCGAAAACAAAGAAAGGGGCACAAAGCCATGAAAAAGTACGCACTGAATATTGATGACCGCAAGGTTCTGGTAAGCCGCCTGATGGAGTTGACCGGGCTTCATTCTCGGTACACTTTCATGCCGCGCTGCGCTTACATCGTCGGCAACTACACCGTAGAAAAGGAGGGGACGCTTGTGATCGAAGATAACGCTGCGCCGAAGATCATCCGGACGCTGCTGGACGAGGGCATCATCCGTGAGGAAGGCGTGGAAACCCCGGAGACCCCGGAATCCGAAGCCACCTGCGAGGAGAGCTCGGAGTCGGAGTGTGAAGGGGCGGATGAGACCGTGGACATCACCGAGGATTCCCAGCCCATCGAGGAACCGGACGCGGCTGCCGAGGATTCCCCGGAAGTCCAGGAATCAGTGATTGATGATGAGCCGATGGACACTGTGAATGATACCGATGCGGATGAGGCACCTGTTCCGCCTGAACAGCCGACCTTGCAGGATGTGGACGAGCTGACCATCAGCCTGCCGATGTCTGGGCATACCGCCCAGAGTCTGCGGAATTTCCTGAACCTCATGTACAGCCGAGGCTCTCTGCTGAACAAAGCGATGGGTACGAACTTCACGGTGTCGCAGGGACTTCTGGACGCACTGGAACAGGCAACGCCCCATACGGTGAGCGAGATGCTGGATAAGCTGGAAGAATACCGCATAGGTGCCGGGGCTACCGGTATGACCGGTATCCAGATCACGGCAGAGAAGATCAGCCTGGCTTTTGCCGGTCCGCTGACACAGGAGAAGGTCCGTGTCTACACGGAACTCTGCGCCGCCATGAACCGGATGGCGATCGCTCAGAAGCGGATCCAGGCTAAGACCGTCAACGATGCCAATGAGAAGTACGCACTTCGCATCTGGCTGATCCGACTGGGTCTGAACGGAGATGAACACAAAGCCATCCGCAAGCTCCTGATGCAGAACCTTTCCGGTCATGCGGCATTCCGCACCGAGGAAGATGCCGAAAAGTTCCGGGTCAAGGAAAAGGCAAAGCGGGATGCCCTGAAAGCCGCAAAACAGGCGGCACAGGGCGGCGTTTCTGCCGCCGAGGAAACGGCCGAAGCGGCAGCGGAATCCCCCACACAGCCCGACTGTGGGGCAGACGGCGCACCCCAGGCGCAGGAGGCGGGAGCGTGAGCTCCTGACCCCTTATGGGGGCCGCCGGATAAGAGAGACCTTCTTCCATTGTACCGATATTACCTCGAAAAATGTACATTATCAAGCGTGTTTCTCACCATAATGTACACGATCTTTGCCCTGAATGATCGGTGATTATTTGACCCTTTATGGCCTTGCTATCCTCCCTACATGACGGTAATATGCACATACCGCAAGGGGAACAGAACAAGACAAAAGGAGATAAACACCATGAACGATAAGACCAGAGAGCAGATCGAAGCCATGAAGATGCAGACCATCGGGGTCGAGGTTGAGATGAACAACATCACCCGCGAGAAAGCCGCCAGAAAGGTTGCCGAGTTCTTCGGAACGACCGCATGGTACGCAGCCGGCGAGTACGGGTACATGAGCTGGGCTTGCAAGGACCAGCAGGGCAGGGTTTGGAAATTCCAGCGAGACATCAGTATCCACGGACCGGAAGCTGAAAAGTGCGAGATGGTGACCCCAATCCTTACCTACGAGGACATCGAGACCTTGCAGGCAATCATCCGACTGCTCCGCAAGGCTGGCGCAAAGTCCAGCCCCAGCCGGGGATGCGGTGTTCACATCCACATCGGCAAGGGCAACCACACCCCCAAGACCCTGCGGAATCTGGTCAACATCATGGCTGCCCACGAAGAACAGATCGGCAGAGCGATTCGCATCGATGCAGGCAGAACCGGACAGTATTGCCGAGTGGTCGACCCCCGATTCCTTGACCAGCTGAACAAGAGAAAGCCGACGACCATGACTGAGCTTGCCGACATCTGGTACGCCGGCAACCACGCAAACTACGGCAGAACGGCACATTACAATGAAAGCCGATACCATATGCTGAACCTCCACGCCACCTTCACCAAGGGCACGATTGAATTCCGGCTTTTCCAGTTTGCCGACCCCAGCGACGGCAAGCAGAACGGACTTCACGCCGGTGAGCTGAAAGCCTACATCCAGCTTTGCCTCGCAATGAGCCAGCTTGCCAAGATGGTGAAGACCGCAAGCCCCAAGCCCCAGCAGACCGACAACGAGAAATATGCAATGCGGTGCTGGATGCTTCGGCTGGGCTTCATCGGGGACGAGTTCAAAACAGCACGGGAGATCCTTCTGCGGAATATGGAGGGCAACGCAAGCTGGCGCAACGCATAAGCGCCGACTTGCACGGGCACCTATCGGGCGGGCAACCGCCCTTTAGGCGGTAGAAGGAGGGCGATACGCCATGAAAAATGAAACCAGAGAAACCGCACCCGGCAGAACGTTCCGGGTGGTCATCACCGAGACCCTCAAACGGGTGGTCGAGGTCAACGAATCCGAGATCAAGGAACCCACGATGGATGAGGCAGTCCAGGCGGTCAGCGACTGGTGGCACAACGGACAGATCGTTCTGGAAGCCGAGGACTTTGACGGCGTAGACTTTTCCGCGGCGGAAGGCGGTGAGGTCGGTGATTGATCACTTCCGATTCGACAAAGGAGGGATCAGCAGAAAGCCGTCCCGGTACTATCTTGCCTACGGCAGCAACCTTGACATGGAACGGATGGGGCACAGATGCCCCTATGCGGTGCCGGTCGGTGTTACCGAAATCTACGGATACCGACTCCTGTTCAAGAAAAGCAAGACTGGGTGCTACGCTACCATCGAGCAGGACGCCAATGAAAGCGTCCCGGCTGTGGTTTGGTTGCTTTCGGAGTTTGATGAACTGCTGCTGGATCGGTATGAGGGCTGCCCTCGGTACTATTACAAGAAGCAGTTCCAGCTTCCCGTCTGGAATCTGGATGGGCATCGGATGAAGAAGCTGAAAACCTGTATGGCATACATCTTGCACGAAGAAAGGCAGCTCGGCTGCCCCAGCCATGAGTACTTCGACTTGTTGGTAGACGGGTATACGGAGTGGGGATTCCCGACAGATACATTGCACAGCGGGCTGTCTTCCAGCATCGGAAAGGCGGCAGCGGTGGAGTTCCTCAAAGAAATCGACTGAGTACAATTTTGCCGATCCTGTGAGGAAATCATTGTGCAGGATATGATGCACATTGGCCTTGCTATTCGGGCAAAACAGAGGCATATATAGCATACCGCCAGACAACAGCGGAAACGAAAGGAGCAAGCGTCTATGAACGAAAAGAAGTATTACATCGCATACGGCAGCAACCTGTCGGTGGAGCAGATGGCACAGCGGTGCCCGGATGCCCGCATTGTGGGCCAGGCCGTTCTGGAAGACTGGGAGCTGGCCTTCCACGGCTGCGCAACCATCCTGCCGAACAAGGGAAAGAACACACCGGTCCTGGTGTGGGAAATCTCCGCTGGCGATGAGAAGAACCTCGACATCTATGAGGGCTTCCCGCACTACTACCGCAAGAAAAATATGACGGTCGAGGTGGTGAGCAAGGATGCGGAGCCCATGACCGTCACCGCCATGGTCTACATCATGGAACACGACTGTGGGCAGAAAATGCCGAGTCTGTACTACTATCGAGTCCTTCACGATGGCTATAAGGCATTTCATTTCCCGATGCACATCTTGGAGGGCGCACTGAAGAAGTGTACCAACAACAAGAAACTCGCGGAGAAGATGATCAAGGAGGTGCAGGGATGAGATTTCCGGATAGAAAGACCGTAGAAACTCTGCGGACACAGTTCCCGGTCGGCTGCCGTGTGGTGCTGGACCGAATGGAAGATGCCCAGGCACCGGCCTTGGGCACGCAGGGAACCTGCCGTGGTGTGGACGATGCCGGCAATGTGATGGTTTCCTGGGATACAGGCGGCAGCCTGAACGTTGCTTACGGCGCGGACAGTTGCCACCGTGTGGCGTCCGAGGCCGAGGTAAAGGAATCGCTCGACCACCTCGGTAAGACGCGACAGACGGGCCCACGTTGCCCACGGTGCGGCGCTGAGCCGGACTGTTACGACCACCAACAGCAAGCCATCAGCCGCTACGCAGAGATCATGGTGTGCAACACTTGCGGTACGGTCGAAGCGATGGAAGACTTTCTTGGGGAAAAGACATCGCTGACCGACTGGGCGATCGTAAAAGCGGGGTGGGTCGAATGAAGGTGCTTTTGATCGAGCCGATGGAACATCCGAAGAAGATCGATATCCAGCCCACGCTGGAAGAGTACTATAAGGTGCTGGACTGCGACTGCATCACGGCAACATACCCGTGGCCGGAACCGGTCGCCCTGGTCACGGATGACAACGGACTGTTTACAGATAAGCTATTCAGCCGGTATATCCGGGAACTGAAACAGCCGATCCGAGGCAGCTTCTTCCTCTGCGGGTTAGGCAAGGAAGATTTCACGGACTTGCCGCCGGAACTCATGGACAAGTTCAAGAAACAGTTCTGGAACCCGGAACTTTTCGTTCGCACCGCATCGGGACTCGCGGCCATCCAAACCAGCGACGGCACACAGCCCGAATAAAGAAAACGGCCCCTTCTGCCTAGGCAGGAGGGGTTGGCTTGTGGATGGTGGGGGCTTCGGATTATCGAGAACCCATTCCCAGTTTACTGTATATTAGCTCTGGTTTGCAAGAATAGCAAGCCGGGAAAGAGCAGGATCTTCCACGATCTTTGGGCAGCAGAACTGTGTATATGGTCCACGAAAAACGGGGACAACGAGGAACAGCCCCAGCCTAGCTGGGGGTTCCTTGGCGGATTCCCTTAAAGGAAATCCCGCATGCTCATGCCGACTTCGTAGAGCTGCTGCTCAAGGCTCATGTAATGCCATTCTTCTTCCTCGTCCTCTTCCTCCTCCAGCTCTTCGGGGAAGGGGTCGTGTTTCCAGCCGCCCTTGCGGTATTCTTCTTCCCGGATGTCGTTGCGGTCGAAAATGTCCAGCTCGTATTCTTCTTCAAGCTCTGCAATGCGGTTCTCGATGATGCTTTCGATCTCGCTGATGGTCTTTTTCATGGTGGTTGCCTCCGTTTTCCGTGTGTGTCTTCCTTTCGGTGTCTGTATATTCGCTCTAAAACACATATTTATCAAGGCCATTTATCGACATAGATCCACCAAAGATATGGGCTGATGATCGTCGATAATATGACGTTTTATGGCCTTGCTATTATGCCGAAACGACGGTAATATGCACATACCGAAACGGAAAGGAAGGAAAAAACATGGAACGCTACACCTACGAGATCACCTTCACCCGGCTGGACGGCCAGCCCGACGAGACCCAGCAGTACACCGATGAGGGGTTTGCCAGAGAATGCTTCCGGCTTTTCGATGAGCCGGACAGCACTGAGATGTACAGCCGCATCCGCTTGACCCGCCACGACTGGGAGACCGGCACGGACGAGGTTCTGGAGACCTTGGATTTTTGAGAAAGGGGAGAACGAACATGAAAATAGAACTGGACAAGAAGCTGGACACGATCCGGCTCAATGTATTGGCCGCCAATTTTGGCGACCTTGCCACTCGCCGCCAGATGATTCAGGAGTTCGGGGATTACCCGGACGCCCTGTGGGGTGTCAATGAAAATGGGGAGAAGGTGATACTCAGCATCCGGAAGAACGGCATCACCGAGCGAGTGTTCCAGTCGAACCGGTGGGTTCGGGTCAACGAATACGACGCCGACGGCTGTGAGGCTGGCGAGACCTACGAAGGGCGCTGGGCAGAGTGCCCGAAATCCACGGTGCCGGAGACGGAGGAGGAACTGGAACTTTCGGATGCCCAAAGTGCCCGCAACGATGAGATCTACAACGCTGCGTATGAATTCTGCAAGGTCATGGCGGAGGATGACGACCTCCAATGGAACATGGAGATCCTCGGAGAACTGGCAGACTTTGCCGCCGAGCTCCTGACCCGGCACGGCAGCCGTGTGCGCTATCCTGCGGTGGTCACCGAACCGGACGGAAGACAGTATATCGAGGAATATCACGGCGGCGCAAAGTGACACATTTTCCGGAGTGAAGGGCCAGATGATCGTGTACATTAGCCGCTTGCTATCACCCCTGAGTGACGGTAATATACAGTCACAAAAACGAAGGGAGATAAACACCATGACCTACACGAACATCCGACTTTTCACTGCCAACGGCATTCCGGAGGCACTCAGCAACCTTTGGTACGGTACCGACTGCTCGGTGGTCGAGATCCAAGACGCCATCGAAGATGCCGAGAACGCAGCAGACCTTCTGCGGCGCATCCAGAAGATGAAACTTCTGAGGAAGGTTGCCCTCGACCGGGAAACCGAACGGAAGGTGCGGTTCAAGACCACCGATTGCTGGGGCAATACAAGCTACCTCGAAATCCGCAAGTAAACCGGACGGATAGGAGCAAGGGGCTGGGAAACCGGCCTTTTGCTCGTGTCCGTCCAATGTCATACCGCCCGAATGTACACAAATCCAGGGGCAAATGATCGTGTATCATAGCCGCTTGATAGTGTGCGAAAGTGACGGTAATATGTGCATACCGAAAGGGAAAACCCCACGGAAAACACAAAAAACACGTTGGAGGATACAAAAATGACGAAGAATGAAAACCGCATCAATAAGCTTTTCGAGGAACTGGTTCCCACGAGCGGCAAGGCGGATAGCCTCGCCGGAGAACTGGTCAGAGCCACCGCACGGATCGGGTACCGATTCTTCAACGACGGCGACATGGTCAACCAGGGCTACGGCAAAGAAACCTGCAACCCCGCGGCCCGGTTCCTGATCGCCAAGGGCAACGCAGAAATCAGCAGCCTGACCGTAGCCCTTTGGGAGATCTTCAGCGAGGATGCCTACGAAAAGGTTCTGGATACCCTTGAGGGTGCGGTTGCCGACTACATCAAGCAGAACCCCGACCTTCGCAGCCAGCCCACCAAGGATATGTGGGATTATCGCGATATGGCGGAAGACTGGGACGACAGCTGCGATGAGGAAGAGGACTACGACGACTGCGAAGATGACTACGATGAGGAAGAAGACTACTGAGCAGAAAACGGCGGGGGCTTGCCTGAAAGGGCAGCCCCTTTTCCTGTGCCTGGACTTTCAAATATACACCAATCCTGGTGTGAATGATCGTGTGATCTGCGGCCTTGCTATCTGCGGGACGTGACGGTAATATACAGTCACAAAAACGAAAGCGAGGTACATAGACATGAAAAAGCAGACCCTGACCAAGAAGCAGCAGAAAGCCCTGCTGGATATCGCAAAGCGCCTGATGGTGGAGGTGGAAAACCGAGGCGACCTTGAAGCGCGCGGCTGCGACAGCGAGGATTTCATCGAGGTTCCCGTCTGGGGCATCCAGAAAGCCATGGAGGAAGCCTACCTTCTGGGCAAGGCGGAGAAGTAAGCCCGACACAGCCCCCACAAAGGGGCGCAGGCACAGGCCGACAAACTCTCCAACCAAACCGCACAAGCCCCACACAGGGGCTGTGTGGCGGGGTGGTGGGGCAACGGAGGAATGAGTATGAACGACGAAAAAGTCATGGACCTTATCGTGGACATCTACAACAATATGAATGACGAGGATAAGGCCGACTTCACGCTGGAGACTGCCAAGGAGATGGTCAAGGACCAGATAGAAATTGATTTTTCTCATGGTCGGGAGCCGTTGGACTATGACCCCCAGCTCTTTTATGAAGTAATCCGGGAGTTCATTGAACAGGATGCCGAGGACGGAGAGTGATGTACATTCTGCCCGGTATTCAGGGCAGATGATCGTGCGGTATAGCTGCTTGCTATCCTCCCCACATGACGGTAATATGTGCATACCGAAAGGGGAAGACCCTACGGAATGAAAAACACGGAGGATTTCACCATGAAGAAGCATCTGAACAACTTCCCGGAACACAGCATCAGCATCGAGAGCTACAATGACCTGCTCAATCCCTGCTACGACAGTATCCTGCAGTTTGGTGACCGGGTTCTGGTGGCTAAAACGAACTGGAAGGGCGGCGTGGAGGCTGCGGTTTACGGATTCGCTGAGGACCCCAAGGAAGGGCTTTCATCGATCGAGTGCCGGCTGGAACTGCTGAAGATTTCGGATGAGGTCTTCACGGATGCTGGAGACGCCATGGAGTGGTGCATCCGGAACGCACACTGAGATATGGGCGGGGGCTCCCTGCGGGGGGCTTTTGCTCGTAGTGGCAAAACTTCCGTGTGCAGGATATACACATATCCGACAAGACTGTGGGCGAATGATCGTGTATCATAGCCGCTTGATATACTGCCCCAGTGACGGTAATATACAGACACCGAAAGGGAAAACAAACACACGGAGGATACAGACCATGATGAAGAAAACCAAAACTTACCTGACTCGCATTCAGGCAGCCACCACCGAGCGAGAGCTGACCAGCATCGAGATCAAGTTCAAGCAGGACATGAGCATCAACTGTGATGACCTTGGCAAACTTTGCCGGGCAGCCGAGGACAAGCGGTACACCCTGCGGAACAACGCCGAAATCCTGCGGCTCAAGCACATCCTTTTCCAGCGGACGAAGGCTGAGATGGACGCCTACCACGACATGAGCCGAAAGCCGGAAAGCTGGACAGCCGAGGACATCGCCCACCAGCGCATCCGCTTTTGCAGCATCTGGCAGGTCATCGAGGAGGCCGAGCTTGCCGACGAGTACGAAGCCTGGAAGGAAGCCAACCCCAACGCATAACTCACAAAGGACACACGCCCCGCAGGGGGCTGTGTCTCGTATCCGCCGTGTTTTCAAAGTAATTGCCGAAACGGGAAAGCAAACCTGAATTTCGACAAAAAGTTTCCCGAATGGGAAACTACTGCAAGGACTTCTTCGGAAGTCCTTTTTCTTATGCCCACTTTTAGAGAAAGGAGGAGAAGCCAATGGCTACCAGAGGCAGAAAACCGAAGCCGACCGCCATGAAGGAACTGGAAGGCAATCCGGGCAAGCATCCGCTGAATACCAGCGAACCGAAGCCTACAAAGAAGGCACCAGCGTGTCCGAAATGGCTGGAGCCGGAAGCAAAAAAGGAATGGCGGCGTCTTGCCAAGCAGATGGAAGCCATCGGCATCCTGACCGAGGTGGACATGGCTGCCTTCGCCGGCTATTGTCAGGCATACGCACGATGGAAAGAAGCAGAAGAATTCATCACCCAGCACGGCTCCATCGTTAAGACACCGTCCGGGTACTGGCAGCAGGTGCCGCAGGTGTCCATTGCTCAGACCTATCTGAAGATCATGAACCGGTTTGCTGAACAGTTCGGTCTGACACCCTCTTCCCGAAGCCGGATCATTGCATCGGACGGCGGTCCTGCGAATGCCGCCGATGAGATGGAAAGCCTGCTGGGAGGTGATGGATAATGGCAGAGACACGCCCTAAGAATTACCCAACGCTCAAGAACTACAAGCCCAGCCGGTTCATGCTGCCGACCTCCCATTACGATGCAGAAAAGGCTGACCGGGCTGTGCGGTTTATAGAGAACCTGCGTCACACCAAAGGCAAGTGGGCAGGCAAACGGTTCTGGCTATTGCCATGGCAGGAACAGATCATCCGAGATGTGTTTGGCATCGTGGACGAGCGGGGCAACCGTCAGTTCCGCACGGCGTATGTAGAGATCGGCAAGAAAAACGGCAAGTCGGAGCTGGCCGCTGCGGTGGCGCTGTATCTGCTGTTTGCCGATAACGAACCCTCCGCAGAAGTCTATGGCGCAGCCGCCGACCGTCAGCAGGCATCCATCGTCTTTGACGTTGCCAACCAGATGGTGCAGATGACCCCGGCCCTGATGAAACGCTGTAAGATCATGGCAGCGACCAAGCGCATCGTGAACTACAGCAATGCAGGGTTCTATCAGGTGTTGTCGGCGGAAGTCGGTACGAAGCATGGCCTGAACGTATCCGGGCTTGTGCTGGATGAGGTCCATGCCCAGCCCAACCGCAAGTTCTACGATGTCCTGACCAAAGGTTCCGGTGATGCCCGTGAACAGCCGCTGTTCTTCCTGATCACCACGGCCGGCACGGACAAGGAGAGCATCTGCTATGAGCTGCACATGAAAGCCCTTGACCTTCTTGCCGGTCGCAAGATAGACCACACATTCTATCCGGTGGTCTATGGATTGACCGATGAAGATGACTGGCATGATGAAGCCAACTGGTATAAAGCCAACCCCTCACTGGGACAGACCATCCAGATCCAGCGTGTCAGGGATGCGTTTCAGGAGGCGCTGGATAATCCCGCAGAGGAGAATGTGTTCAAGCAGCTTCGCCTGAATATGTGGGTGTCCTCGCTGATCCGATTTATCCCGGAACACATCTATGACCTCGGCAACGAGCCAATCGATATGGAAGCCCTCAAAGGCCGTGACTGTTACGGTGGACTGGATTTGTCCAGCACCGGAGATATTACGGCTTTTGTGCTGATGTTCCCACCCAGAACTACGGAAGAAAAGTACATCATGCTGCCGTTCTTCTGGATTCCGGAGGATACGATTCCGCAACGGGTGCGCAGGGCATCTGTGCCATACGATGTCTGGTACCAGCAAGGGTATCTGATGGCGACCGAGGGAAATGTCATCCACTACGGATTCATAGAGAAGATCATTGAGGAACTTGGAAACACATACCACATTAGGGAAATCGCCTTCGACCGATGGGGAGCGGTGCAGATGACCCAGAACCTAGAGGGGATGGGATTCACGGTCGTGCCTTTCGGACAAGGGTTTAAGGATATGAGCCCGCCCACCAAGGAGTTCTATAAGCTCCTGATGGAAGGACGTATCGTTCACGGCGGCAACCCCATCATGGCATGGATGGCCGGCAATGTGGTCGTGGACACCGATCCGGCCGGCAATATCAAGCCTACCAAGGCAAAGTCGCCGGAGAAAATCGACGGTATCGTCGCTGCGATCATGGCACTGGACCGCTGCATCCGAAATGAAGGACAGCAGCAGGGCAGCATCTACGATGAACGTGACATGATCGTTTTTTGATACACAAAATCATGGAGGATAAGATTATGAAATATCTGATGAGTGCAGACTGGTGGCGCGCAGCAAGTATCCGCGCCGCAAAGACCATGTTCCAGACCGGTGCAGCACTGGTCGTGACCCAGATGCCCAGCGGTACGGTGGACTGGATGGCAGTAGGCAGCGCAGCAATCGTGGCGGGCGTGGCCTCTCTCGGAACCAGTCTGGCTGGTCTGCCGGAGCTGGAGAAGGGGGATAACGCCTGATGACATTCTGGGAATGGCTGGGTTTTGAAAACCCAAGAGACTCTCCCCAATCTGAAACCCCACCACCGAAAGAAGGTCTGCCCCAGGTTACGGATAATGTCCGTGATTCCGGGCAGACCTTTGTGTTTGGCAGATCCAATGCCGGGGAACAGGTAGATGAAAAGGCGGCTATGCAGATCCCGACCGTGTATGCCTGTGTCCGACTGCTGGCAGAGTCCATTGCGGCATTGCCTCTGCATCTGTACCGGGTAACGGACGAGAACGGCAACAAGGAAAAGGCAAGGGATCATCCGCTGTACAAGATCCTGTACAGACAGCCTAACCCGGAAATGACGTCCTTTGTGTTCTGGGAGACCCTGATGACCCATCTGCTTCTTTGGGGAAACGCTTACGCACAGATCGTCCGGGACGGAAAGAATACAGTACTGGGTCTGTATCCGCTTTTGCCGGAAAACGTCGAGGTGGACCGTGACGAAAGCGGAGAACTCTATTATATCTACCACGCATACACGGACGAAGTTCCGGGAGAGCAGAACAAGGACATCTACTTTCGCAGGGACGAGATCTTTCATGTGCCGGGACTGGGTTTTAATGGTCTGATCGGCTTTTCTCCGATCGCCATGATGAAGAACAGCCTCGGCACTTCCATTGCGGTGGATCGATACGGCTCATCCTTCTTTAAAAACGGCGCACAGCCCAGCGGTGTGCTGGAACATCCCGGGGTCATCAAGGACCCGAATCGTGTCCGGGATAACTGGGAAGCGGCATACGGTGGCGCAGCCAATGCCCATCGTGTGGCGGTGCTCGAAGAAGGAATGACCTACAAGCCCATCTCCCTTCCGCCGGAGGACAGCCAGTTTCTGGAAACAAAGCAGTTCTCTGTGACGGAAATCTGCCGTATCTTTCGTGTGCCGCCGCATCTGGTAGCGGATCTGTCCCATGCGACCTTCTCCAACATCGAATACCAGTCGCTGAACTTCGTGATGCATTCCCTGACTCCGTGGCTCGTCCGCATTGAGCAGGGCATTATCAAGGATCTGCTGCTGGAGGAAGAGCAGGATACCTACTTTCCGAAGTTCAATGTGGACGGTCTGCTGCGCGGCGACTACCAGAGCCGGATGAACGGCTACGCCACCGGCATCAGCAACGGTTTTCTGTCTCCCAACGATATTCATCGTCTGGAAAACATGGACCTGATCCCGGCTGACCAGGGCGGCGACGACTACTACCTCAACGGTGGCTATGTGAAGTTGAAAGACGCAGGACTGGCGCAGCAGAACAAGGCTGCCGCTGCCCAGCAGAATCAGCCTCAGCAGACACAGCCGGAGGAAGAAAACCCTGACAGCGATAACCGGCAGAGTGAGAGTATGCCGAAGAAAAGTGAAAGGAGAAGTAGATGAAAAAGTTCTGGAACTGGATCAAGGACAGTGACGAGACCAGAACTCTCCGGCTGGAAGGCCCCATCGACGAGGAATCTTTCTGGGGTGATGAAATTACACCGCAGATGTTCCGGGATGAGCTGAATGCCGGTGAGGGTGATGTGACCGTCTGGATCAACAGCCCGGGCGGCAATGTGTTTGCTGCTGCCGAGATCTATACCATGCTCAAGGACTACAAGGGCAGCATCACGGTCAAGATCGATGCGATTGCTGCATCTGCGGCGTCCGTTGTTGCCATGGCCGGAGATACCGTCCAGATGAGCCCGGTTGCTATGCTGATGATCCATGACCCCAGTACCGTTGCGATGGGGAACACCAAGGATATGGAGAAAGCTATCGAGGTGTTGAACGAGGTCAAGGAGAGCGTCATCAACGCCTACGCATCCAAGAGTGGCCTGTCCCATGCCCGCATCGCAAACCTCATGTCCAACGAAACGTGGATGAATGCAAAGAAAGCAGTGGAGCTGGGCTTTGCGGATGAAATCCTTTTCTCAAAGAAAGAGGATGACCCTGACAGTGACCCGGCGGACCCCGATAAGCCGGAGAAGACTCCCGATGAGGAACCGGGCGAGGGCGAAGAAAAGAAGCCGTTCCAGCAGGATGCGGCAGGGCACCTTTTCTCCAGCCGTCAGATGGATCTAATCGTCCTGAATCGTCTGGGAGTCAAACCTGACACCCCTGCGGCTCAAACGGAGCCGCCCAGTGATCTCCCTGCGGAAGCCGGTCCTGTCCTTGACATGGACGGCAAGACGGGGGAAGGGGATTACTCCTATAACGTCCTGATGAAACAGCTGGAGTGCATGAAATGATGCGCCCCGGCTTTTTTCATGCCGAAAACACGAAATTCATGGAGGTATACGACTATGAGTAAGATTCTGGAACTGCGCACCAAGCGCAATACCCTCTGGGAACAGACCAAGGATTTCCTGGAAAAGAACCGCGGCGATAACGGTCTGGTCAAGGCCGAGGCTGTGGAGCAGTACAACAAGATGGCACAGGAGGTCAAGGACCTGGGTGCTGAGATCGAGCGACTGGAACAGCAGGCACAGATCGAGGCACAGCTGTCTGCGCCCACTTCCAACCCCGTCCATGCCGATCCCAAGAACGGCAGCAAGAAAGATGTGAAGCCGACCGCTACTGCCGAGTACGCCGAGAACTTCTGGAACATGATCCGCAACCGTGGTCATTACGGTGAGGTCCGCAATGCTCTGTCTGTGGGCGAGGACACCGAGGGCGGCTTTACCGTGCCGGATGAGTTCGAAAAGAAGCTGGTGGAGGCACTGGAGGAGAACAACATCTTCCGTGGAGATCGGAAGAGCGTCGTGTAGGGAAAGAGTG